CCTTCAAAGAAAGCAGTTAACTCATCCTCAGACAAGTGACCGAAAGCATCTTCGAATTGTTGCAAAGGAGTCTTAGGATACGGAGGGTTATAAGGAATCTCATTTATTCCAAAAATATCTCCGAATTGTTTATTAGCTCCAGAGATCATGTCATCGAATTGTTGAGTACCACCCATAGGCATCTGTGCATTAGGACCATACATAGAAGGATTATTAAGTGATGCGCCTACATTTGGATTGTTAACATTCATACCACCAGAAGCTGATCTTCTAACTCGTTGACCTGTACGAGAACCTCCAATAGTACTTGGAGTTAGGTTGGACATGAAACCACCTTGGCTGTTAGGTCCATATTGTGAAGGAGTATTTGAAAAAACAGAAGGAGTTCCAATAGTACCAAATTCATCTTTTGCAGCATTAGCAATGTTTTCAATCATTGGTTGATTTAAATTATTAGTCCTATTAGCGTTTACTGAATCTAAAGTATTGCCTCCATAATGCTCTCTTAAAGCCTGTTCATGTCTTAACTGTTTTTCAGTTTTACTCATTAGATCAGCCCCTTAAGAGACTGAGCTAAACCAAACCTGCGTAAAGCACCAGCAATCTCATCGTCAATCAACCCACCAGAAAACTGTTCTTCCAAAGCCAAACGTTGCTTATCCAACTGTCTGCGAGCCTCTTCAATTTGCGCGCCTAAGCCATACATGCCTAGTTCACGCGCACCCTCAAGACGCTCACGACCACGTTTATGCAACCCAGAATCTATCATCCCACGCTTATTAAAAGCCCCTGGTAAAGAACGAGCTAAGTCTTTATACTCACGACGTTTCTGAAACTTTTGCAAAGCTTCATTACGGTTGACGGCTTCACGCGCTTCTTGGATTTCGGATAACCCATATCCGTAATCCACAGCACGCATAGTCCTTCCTCTGGAAGGATTAGTTACACCGCCATAAGCCATTAGTTAAATACCTGCCCTGATAGAAGTAAAGTAGCTGTCTCAACATTCACATTCACAGTCACAGTCCCAGTTGTTCCACCGCCGCTGATCGCAGTTCCAGCAGTCACACCTGTTATGTCGCCTGTCGTCGGAGCCGCCCATGAAAGACCGCTTGCAGTTGACGAGTCCGCAGTTAGAACATGCGTATCCGTTCCTGCTGTAAGTTTCGTTGCAGCATCCGCACCTGTGCCGACAATGAGGTCGCCTTTCGCATCCGTGTCCACGGTAAGGGTCACCGCGCCAGTCGAACCGCCTCCAGCCAGACCTGAACCCGCTGTCACAGCACTTATGTCCCCTGTCGATACTTGATCTACTCTCTGAGATATTCTCTGTACTGTCATAATTATCCTTATCCAAAGTAAGTAATGTGAATAGTGCTACTCGAAGAAACACGAATAAAATTCACATCAGCTAAATCATCTTGGTACAAGTCGATGACACTGTAAGGGTTGATGTAATGACCTACAGAAGCAGTAGGTGTACCCCACCTCATTCTTATAGGTTCCGCACCGTTCGTAACCATTGCGGCTACCGCACCAGTAGGTGTGGTGCCTTGTATCGCTGTACCTGCGACAGTAACGGCTTCATCGCTTATGGCAGAACCATAAGATGAAGCGTTTAATCTTATTCCCATTTAATTTCGCCTTCCAAACATGTTCATATTTGTTATCATTTGTAGTTCTTCCAATGTCTGCGACAATTTCCGAAGTTCGTACTCAATACTTACGGCGTTTTGTCCCAAAAACTTGTGAGAAGGTCTGTATAATGTGGGCGCTGACATCTACTCTGCTGCTTCCTCCGCTGCCTTCGCTGCTGCCGTAGGAGGATCATCAGGGAAAACAACTTCGGACACCTTGCTGAAACCAGCAGGCAGGTCACGTAGTTCTTGCCTGTATGCCGCCCATTCCTCAGCAGTATGATCGCCTAGGGTTGCGTCTGCTATCTGTGTCCAATCTGTGTCACGTAACATTCCGTCACGTTGACTACGAACAAAAGTGAAATCCAGATCCGCTGTCGCTCGTCTATCTTCCAGTTCTTGTAATTCTTCTGCCGTTAGTTCGATGTATTCACCGTCTACGACCTTATATCTTGGTTCTGCCATTATGCTGCTCCATTTATTCCATATAGTGTGATAGTGCTGTATTGAGAAATATCGCTCGTACCTAAAACGGGACCATAAATGGTAATTTCATCAATATCCGCAGTAATTCTAAATCTGCCACCAGTTAAAGTATTTTGTACTTGTGCATTTGCATCTCTCGGTGAGTTGGCTTTCATAATTATACTTTTTTGTTGTGCCGTATTCGGGTTCATTATCCACATTTCAAAAACACCAAAAATAGATGCTGTGGAAGTACCTGAAGGATTCATACAACAATACTTAAATGAGGTTCCAGCAGTATATTGTGATGTGTATACGCCTTGTAAATTAGTGTAATCATAATTGGTTCCACTACTTCCATTTAGTCGAACAGGAATATAATTAGGTGCATAAGTAGCATTATCATTTCTTAAACTAGCAACCAAATACAAATAATCGTAAGTAGTAGGGATACTAGATTTAGTCCACGAAGCCGCGGCGCTAGATAACTCATCGTGTTGTATAACATTCCAAACTGCCATTATGAACTCTTTATTCCGTAGATAGTAATTGCTGTGCCACGCAGAAAAGAACCAGAAGAAGGATACAATTTTATGCTGGTAACGGCTGAAGTATCAGCCCATGTACCTCCACTCGATTTCACCATAGGGGTTGAACCCCATGCTCCTGACCATGACATCGGAGCAGTTTTCATATTCGTACTTGTATAATTAAGAATAATCATATTGATTGCTCCATAATTTGATGTTGTAGTATAATCATTCCCACGCCCATTCATAACACCCAGATACCAATGGGTAAAACCTGCATAAGCATCAGCACTTGTGGAACTGCTATACCCTGTCATGTCGTTCCAAGAATAGTTACCCCCAGTATCACCATTTAACTGCACATACACATCTCTAGTTCCTGAACCTGAGGTGGCTGTTTTTCCTGAAATACTTAATTGCAAATGAGCGTAACCTGATATAGAACTGAAAGTCACATTTGCGGCATCAGCCTCCAAATAGACTGTTTCTATTGCTTCAATAACTGCCATTACGACACCATCCTAGGAAGAACACCAAATAAGTCAAAACGAGAATCGGCTACAAAATTCCCCCCATTAGTTAAATCAATCTCTGTTATCGCCGCTTTATTTTCCCAAGTGAACGAATACATTGTTGTTTGACTACCAGCACGATCAGTTTGACAAGTAGCCTGTTTATATTTGCCAGAATTTATATCAAACATCTGCAATATCCCCGAACCAAAAAGTCCAGTAGGCGCAGTAGCACCAGTAGCATCATCACTCCACCAGTAGTTTGCAGTAGCACTACTTGAAGCCGCCGCAGTTGTTCCATTTGAGTACACGAACATGTAGGTATAATTTCCACCTGTGTCATTATTCAAATTGAGTTTCGTAGGATCAGCACTACTTGATGTGTCTCCGCGAGCGGCGCTTAAAAGAACAAGATCCTGATACTGTGACCAGTCATTAGCACCAGTTGAAGATTGTAAAGTTATTGTAGAAGTCGAAGATCCTGAAACCACTACCGTTTGTAAAGCAACCCACGCTTCGACATCAGTAAGAACATTAGTTGTTTGATCTAGATAAGCGGGTGCGGCAGTATTTATTGTTTGTGTCGTCATTACGCCACCGCGTATCTGATTAGAACAATACCAGTACCACCATCGCCAGAGGCTTGACCGTTTTCGCCGCCTCCACCACCACCGCCAGTATTAACGACACCGCCTGTCGCTGCGGAACTTCCGTAGTTAGCGCCTGTACCACCGCCACCATCGCCACCTGTTCTAGCGGCAGAATAATTACCACCTGCACCACCGCCAGCGTATGTGCGAGTTGAAGCACTTATACCAATACTGGAACTTCCGTCACCGCCTTCACCTGCCGAATCTGTACCGCCTGCTTCCGCTTTACCACCGCCAGCACCATAAGAATCCGAACCTCCACTACCAGCGTTGCCTTGACCTGTTGTACCAGCCCCACCAGAAGCATACGCTCCACCGCCTAAGTCCCAACCGCCGCCGCCACCAGAGCCACCTACCGCTCCGTCATATTTAGTAGCCGCATTGCTACCTCCGTAACCGCCACCAACAGCGGCGGTCACTCCAAGAGCGGAACTGTTGTCACCACTTGTTTGAGTCGTTACCGTGTAATTACTTACACCAACTCCACCAGCACCAACAGTAATAGTGTAAGGAGAAGAAGCAGTATCTATTGAGGCTGTGCCTGTTAACATACCTCCAGCGCCGCCTCCACCACGACCACCACCGCCGCCGCCACCAGCGACTATCAGATATTCAACATCGCCACCACCAACAACAGTCAACGTACCAGTACCCCTGAAAGCATGAACACGATACGTTGTACCAGAATCCTCATATTGAGTCATCATTCCACCGTATGCAATAGGTATAGTGGCACCGCCAGCCAAACCGCCGTTCAACCACGCAGAAACAGCCGTAGACGGATTAGCCTTCGGCAAATCCTTACGACCCTTCCACGTAGAAACCGCAGTACTAGGGTTAGTCCTATCTTGTCGAAACACTATAAGACCTCTTAAGCAGTTATTCTATTTACGTAACCAAACAAACAGATAGAACTAGTATCTGCCGCAAAAGCCCTAATTTCTACAGGTGAAGCATTACCTTTAATAACTAATCCGGGTATCACAAGAGATAACCCTGCTTCAGTAGCAACAGTAACTTCAATAATTACTGTAGTGCTACCGTATTCAATGGTTAGTTTTTTGTCAGCAGCCGAAATGTTTGTAGCATAAATCCACACTTCATCATATGTCGTTGCTGTGCTATCACCTGTATGAATCAATTTTCCTGCTGTAGCATTATCATCTACGAGAATGCCTATGCCATCAGTTGATTCCGATAGGTCTATTTTTGAATATGTTGCCATATTGCCTTTCCTTTATTTAACTGAAAATTTGATTATTCAGAATTAGTTGATCATTGTTAGTAGTTACAGAAATAGCAGGAGTAGCGCCCCCTGAAGAAACAATAGGAGCCGTACCCGTGACAGAAGTTACACTGCTGCCTGAAAGTGCTACTGTTCCCGTAGCATCAGGGAACGTAATAATCTTGTCCGAACTGGGATCTGTAATAGCAAAAGTAGTAGTATGCCCATTACCAGTAGTAGCACCAG